AATCTTCAATCGTATCGTATTCACCCTCAAAGTCTTCTGAATCTTCTGAATCTAAGTGATCTACAATTTCTCTGGCTGAGTCTAAGGATTCGGTGAGTTGTTGTTGTGTCATCGGAACCATCAACCGATACACTAATCCCCCGATCAAATGATCTACTTTGATTTCATCGGATTTATCGTGTTTTGCGAGTATGTCCGACACCCTCATAGCGGAGTCCATCTGAGCTAGAAAGGCTTGTATCAGTGATTGTGTGAGTGGATCATCTAAATCTGGAGACTCCATTATCTTATAGTAGAAAACTTAGTGACAATACAAACACAGCCAATCCTAGATACAGATAAACCCTATCTCTCGGAGGATTTTCACAGATTACCTGACACTCCATAAATGAATCACACATATCTGACCAACGAAAGGTTTTGGCATAGTCAATACATTTTTGAGAATCTTTAGTTTCATACGCCTTTTCACAAGCAGTTTGTAAATCTTCATCTAAATATCCTGTGACACCGTGGTTCACTACATCGATCGGCCCCACTACAGGATAAGCCGCCACGGGCAACCCTGAAGCCATCGCCTCAACCATCACCTGACCAAAGGTATCGGTTTTTGAGGGAAATACAAACACATCACACGACCGATATATTTCAGACAATTCTTCCCCTCGTTTCCATCCTAGATAATAGATATTGGTTCTTTGCTTCATATTCGCTATATGGGGACCACTCCCAACCAAAATCATAGATCCGGGTAACTTTTCTGCTAACGGTACTAAGACATCTACATTCTTTTCTTTGCTGATTCTCCCCACATACAGCCATCGTGGAGAAGGTAAGTTTATGATATCTTTGTGAAGATTTCCTTCAGGTGTAAATTCCGTCGTATTACATCCATTGAGGATACCTAGAGCCTTAGGATGTTTGTATTGACCCGCTAACGTCGGTGAAGGTGTTATACATACCCGACTACAACTATGAAACCAATCTAAATAAGTACTGATTATTGTATGGATTCCTTGTACATAATTTTCAAATTGAGTACATCTCATTGTCGTATAGGGAAGTCGGTGTAAATTACAATGTAGGGCAGCCATTAATCCCAAAGGACCTTCTGTAAGAATACATATTATATCTGGTTTAAACTTACGAAATACTTTCACAACCTTGTAATAGCTGAATGGACTTGGGATCGCTAAACGGACCTGTTGAAAGTGTGGTAATGGAAAGGTAATAAAACTGTCTGATGAAAGCAATTTAGGGATATGGGTTTTCAATCGTAATTGTTTCATAAGTTCTTGTTGTTTCCTCGTAACTCCACATATTTGAGAACTGTGACAATCACTCACCAACAAAACCTTCATTTTCTATATGGTTATTCCCTCTTTTTTTTTAAATTAATTTACGGAGTTGTTTGTATAGATAGCCTAGAAACATCAGTGGAGGCATCAAAAAAATCGCGAGCGTGAATCCAAGGGCTTCTTTGACTCGTTCAAGACCCGTATGTTGTTTACCATACTCTGTCGGAGGATAGAACGAATAATAAATCGTATGGATTACAATTAGTAGAATCCACAATTGAAGTAAGTAGATTAGAAATCGTGTAACACTCATGTATAAATTTGATTAGATTTTATATATTCTAGTGTAATGAATATGAATCAACAACACCTTCATCACCTTCAACAACTCCAACAACTCAAACAAGAAAACGAACAGTTGAAACAAGAGTTGGAATTTATGAAACAGATATTTGACCACGGTAATGCAATGGTCTTTCAACTGAAAGCCGTAAAAAAACAAGGTAAACCGCTATGGATTAATACACAAAAAATTACAGTACACGAACTACTACAACTAGATACAGATCCTATCGTTCAACAACTCTTAATTGAGCGCGCCGATGTCAAATACAGTGATCGGTAGGGAGGCCATATGGATACAGATCTTCGCCTTCACTGAAACTGCGTAACTCGTCGCCCAATTCATCCATCCTAGAAATCATATAGTCAATCAATTTCTGAACCACCTCCTGTAAAGAGGAATTGTAGAGCCGGGACCCTGTAACTGACAATCTAATATAGGTCGGCCACCTATGTTTTGTTTCAGTTATCGCAATAGTAGCCCATAGGTCTTTGTTCCAGGGTTTGCAGTGATTCAAGAAGAAGAGGCTTCCTATATCTCTCTTAATCCAAGGGTCTGCTCTTAGCCAGTAAGGAGGAAGCATCTCATAGAATTTGGGTAGGAACAAATTACTATAGTCTACTCGTTTTTTGTTTTCTTGTAAGAATCGTTCCCATCGTTCAGTTCTCTTACGAGTGTCTTGTTCGTTCGGAGAAATCACCTGAGAATGTTTCAAATCCACAAAGTAGTATCCGTGATAGCCTCGGATAGAGTTGTAATCCCAACACCAGTTGTTCTTATAAACGCAACCTCGGTCACTAGACTTGGTTAGGTTGATCAACTCTTCCGAAAGATAACGTTCATCTTCTTGTAAGTCTCCTACATATCCTCGCATGACTTCAAACTTCTGAGGATTGCTACCTGATTCTTGAGACTCAAACAACCGAAGAATACCTCCTTTCTTGTTTGTAGCTATCACGATTCCTTCCCGGACTCGTTTTCGTCCATGATACATAGTTTCGTGACGGACGTGATCTCCGATACGGAATTGAGATGGTCGGCTTTCATAGTCTCGTTTGAATTGAAGAAGGTAGAAGGGTGGGATGTCTTGTTTTAGGACAATATCAAGGAGTAGCTTTTTGTCGGTTAATCGCCACTTGATACGTCGTAAATTGATGACCTTATTGTCTTTATCATAATAGTCTAATTCTTTGAGATAATGACCCATCATTTTGACTCCTAATTCAGTCGTAATCTCACGTTGAATCTTTTGTCGGTATTCTACGCGTTTCTTGGCTACTAGGGGAACAATCATATCTGTTAAAAGGCCGTAAGGGAGAAGTTGGAGAGGGCTATCTAGGGGCATGGCGTTAAATGAGCGAGTTTCATCGGGATAAGGGGTTGTAAACAGCGGTATCATAGAGGTAGTGGTAGTCATAGTAGAGGGAATTAGGGGGTTTCTACACCAGTTGAGTTACTCAATCATCTTTCTGGAAACTTCAAATTTGTTGTGACACGTGAGCTCCCAAGAAATTTGATTCTTGTAAGAGATTACATCAACTAACTTTATACTCTATACAACTTTATACAACTTTATACAACTCTATACAACTCTATAAAACTCTATACAACTCTATACAAACTCCTTAACACTATGTCTGCTCTCACATACACTCAATTGACTCAGGGATTGAAGACTGCGATGGATGTAGATTATCAACAAGAACAAGTCTGTGATATGTTGGACTCCCTTCAACATACACCCGAAGAACTACAAGCTCTGGAAGACCTCGTGTACAACATTCATACCGGGAAAGATACCGATGAATATGAGCCCTTCAATCAAGGTATTATGATTGGTGGGTTTGATAAGGACCTACGAGATGAAGAATACTTTCGTATGTTGGATCGCGATGAAATGATCGGGGATATGTTTGCCTTTGAAGATGAAAACCAAACTCACGAACTTCTCGCTCAAAACCCGTGGTCAACACGATCCTCTTCTATGGATAGTGTATCCAAAAAGACAGAAGCCACCTTTCCAGTTCAAGTTACTCAGCGAGGAGACAACTACTCCACCGGAACGTCCTCCTATGGTAAGGTATACATCCCTAAGGCTTGCAGTTTGCCCGAAGACGTAGACACGATAAAGGTTCGCGCTCGCTTCCAAGGCTTTGATGGTTGTCGTAAATCGGTGATGCCCTGGCGTGTCATTGCCATCATCTATGAATCCTAAATGTAAATAACTAGTAGTAGTCTCTAATAAACAATTTTTTATGTCTCCCAACAATTTTTATGTCTCTCAACAAATTTGATTCATTAGGACTTCTTTTTGAGTAACTTTCAATACTACAATGACATCTCTTAACACACGCTATCCTACGATTGTCTTTACTAAACCTTTGGTAGATGCTTCGGTTGTAGAGGCTCTGAGTGAGTCTACCGGTGAGAAAAGACATACCACCTATCATGATTACTCCGATGAAATGAATGTGACAAAACTATCGGTTGTGTACACGTGTTCTGATTTCTTAGAGGAACACGGATTTAAACACAAACGATACAAATGGTCTATGGATGTCATACGATACAATCTGGACAATGAAACTAAGCGTGTGGATAGTGGCTTGGCGTGGCATTGTGAGAATGATAATGGAAACAACCTAATCACTGTATTGTTGTATGTTAGGTTAGATGATACGATTATAGATGGTAATTTACGATACAAAGACAAAGACAATAAGAAACAAGTTATTCAGATTCAAAGTGGAACGACCATTATAATGGATGGGGAGGTTCCTCACAAACCCCAAGATCCGTATGGTACCGGTAGGCGCGATTTAATTATAGTTAGCTTTCAAAAACGGTAAATCTAAAGATAATAAAAAGACATCTTTTTTATGACTCATTGAAAATTTGATTCTTTAGTGAAATAATAACAAACAAACAACTCACACAAACACTTGAAAACTACTAATTACCTATTACTTTCATTATACTAACCCTCTCTCTATCTGAAGGCTTATTTGACTATGTCTAATACCTACAACAAACCCAAAAGAAACGTAAAACCACCTACCCGTTTCAGCGATGAACAGTTCGTTAAGAAGGATCCATATGACAGAGATCACGGTGGATATAAGTGGGTATCTCTTTGGAAAGATGAAGATTATCATAAAACACAACGGGAAGTTCGTCAGCAGATATCTGAGGAAATTATGGTTCGTTCCATTGTTGGTGGAGGGGAATTGAATGATCAAGGCTACCTTGAAGACGATTTCGTTGTCTCGGATGATGTTAATGATGGCGAATCTTCGGACTATAGTGAATCTTCAGATGAAGACGAATACTCAGATGAAGAAGAATACTCATATTATGATGATGATGATGAAGAAGAATCCTCCGATGAAGACGAATACTCAGATGAAGAAGACTAACTCATATTCAAAAACGGTAAATCTAAAGATAATAAAAAGACATCTTTTTTATGACTCATTGAAAATTTGATTTAAATAAGAGTTTTTTATATTATACACTACTACTATCTATTCTAATTGATATGAATCGCATTCTCTCTTCTTCGCTTCACT